CACAATGAAGAACTTCCTAAATCCGCCCCACTTCCCAAACTTCTTTTTGATGTTGCAAAGCCGGAACTTAACAAGATAAATAATATACTGGGTATTGAAATTCAGCTATATTCTGAATATTTTCAGGTCGCTGGCACAGCAGATCTTATTGCAGAATATGATGGTGTTCTCAGCATAATAGATTATAAAACGAGCGAAAAACCAAAGCCACGCGAATGGATTGAAGGATATTTTGTACAAGCAACTGCATACGCACTGATGCTCTATGAACTCACCGGAATAAAAGCCAAACAATTACTAATCATAATGGCCTGTGAAAACGGAGAAGTAGAGGTTTATAAAGAAACAGATCTTAAAAAATACATTAAACTACTTAGAATTTACATCGAGAAATTCAAAAAAGATCATGAATAAAGCAAAAGAATACAAAAAACAATTAGAAGAAGAACTCAAAAAGAGATTCCATTCCCCTGAAAAGTTCGCTCAAGAAATTGAACAACTTGTTCTAGAAAATGGGAATTATAATTATATCACCGCAATTGTTGAATATTGTGATGATAATGATATTGATCTGGAAATGGTTCCGAAACTTCTAACCAAACCACTGAAAGAAAAACTAAAGTGGAATGCGACTGAACTTAACTTTCTCAAGAAGACTTCTTTAGGAAGACTTCCGATTTGACCACTTGACAAAATCCCAATGAGCGCCTATAATGTCTACGAGACGTATCTGGCTCTTCGTCAGCATTTTACGAATCCAAATTATGACTATTTCCGGTATTCAGGAAAAGTAAAAACCAATATTGATTCCTTTAATAAAAGACGAGACAGATACTTTTTTGAAAAGCTCTCAAGAAAGAAAACCGAACCAGAGATTATAAATTACTTTGTTTCAAACTTTATTCAATCTTCTGATCCTTCTAAAATGTGGGTCGGAGAACTCAAGACTAACGGAGACGAGAATTATTTAAACTGGAAAACTAGAACTCAGTCGCTTTCATATCGATTCAAACAAGAACTAAATATACTGACCGAAAAGCATCATCTCTACGAGGCATTGTTTTCAGAGAATGGATCTCATTCACGAATTATTAAACAATATTTGGGGGGGAAGGTTTCAATCGAAACATTAGTGATTTTAGATGATCTAACATCTTTTATGAAGAAATTAAATGCTAATGACGTTGTAGTTTCTTTGGTGATTCATAAGGTTAGAAAATATAGGCCATTTCTTTCTTATGATAAAGAGATCTTTATTCAAGAAATTCGGTCAAGATTATGATTATTTGTGGTTGGTAAACCACTCAAGAAAGTTTCCGGTGTTCCGTTATTTAAGTAAAAAAACATGGATTTTAAACAACTAAAAAAACAATCTTCTTTAGGTGGTCTGACTGATAAACTTCTTAAGGAAGCAGAGAAAATGGGGAATTCTTCTTCTGCTAAAGATGAACGAATTTTTTCTGTAGAAAGAGATAAGAGTGGACTTGGGCTCGCAATCGTGAGATTTCTACCACCTCCAGCAGGAGAAGATGCGGCTTTTGTGAAACTTTATAATCATGGGTTTCAGGTGAACGGGAAGTGGCTTATAGAAAATTGCCCCACGAGTTTGGGTTTGCAATGTGCGATTTGTTCCAAAAATTCAGAATTGTGGGGCTCAGGCATTGATTCAAACAAAAAAATCGCTAGTCAGCGTAAGCGTAAACTGAGTTTTTATAGTAACATTTACATTGTCAAAAACCCGGCTGACCCTTCACTAGAAGGAAAAGTAATGCTCTTTAGGTATGGCCAAAAGATTTTTGATAAAATTGTGAGCGCACTTAAGCCCGAATTTGAGGGTGACGAGGTTCTAGATCCATTTGATCTTTGGAATGGTGCTGATTTTAAGATAAAGGTCAAAACTGTGAAAGAATCTTCTGGGGCATCATATCCGAATTATGATGAAAGTTCTTTTATGTCGCCTTCCGCTCTGAGTGATGATGACGAAGAACTAGAAAGAATTTGGAAGCAGTGTTATTCTCTACAGGAACTTATTTCCCCTGATAAGTTCAAAAGCGAGGAAGAACTCCAAAAACGTCTAAATTTTGTTCTTGGTACTCCTTCACCTTCTGTTCAAAAACAAGAAGAAGAGGTTGAAGAACAATTTACACCATCAGATGTAAACATCACAAAAGAACTAGAGACTTCTTATAGGAGTTCTAAAGTTGCCGATGAGGATGAAATGGAAGAAGACGATGATCTGAGTCGGTTTCAAGAATTAGTTGGTTGAGTTCTATATGGGCGCTCTTCGGGGCGCCTTTAAATAGTTATGAATACACCAAGAATTTATGCTTACAAAATTACTTTTTTAGAAGTACCATACTATTACTATGGTGTTCATAAAGAGAAATTTTTTGATGAGTATTATATGGGCTCTCCTGATTCTGATAAAACCAAGTGGTGCTGGGATTTTTATACTCCAGAAAAGCAAATATTACAAGTATTCTCTAATGATGAATTTGGGTGGAGCGATGCCCAAAAAGTTGAGTATCGCATAATTAAATCAGTTTATAATTCGGACAAGTGGTGTCTTAATTTACATTGTGGGGCAACAATGTCTATAGAACAAAGAAGTAAAAATGCCGTTACTACCAATACTCAAAAATGGCAGTGTACTGTAACAGGGATTATTACAAACCCAGGTAGACTTTCTCAAATTCAAAGATCTAAAGGAATCGACACCTCCAATCGAATAAGAATTCAATAGGTCACCCCATAAACTAGCACACGGCTCATAAAATTCCACTCATCATCCTGTATAATAAGAACACTTACTAAACATAATTTACTCTTATAAAGAGGAGTCAAAAAACTCCTCTTTTTTAATGATTATAAATCCTAGTATTATCTCCTCTCTTTAATTTCCTATCGATAAACTGAGTTCCGCCTTCTTTATAGGTCATAATCTCCTCAATATTCTCCAACAAAACGTTTAAATATCTGCCTTTAAGAATAAAAATTTCTCTTTTTCTTTCTTCTTTATTGATTTCGTAGTCATAATTAGTCACAGGTACTATAAAATCAGTTGAAGGAATAGTCTCGGTTCTTTCTAGACCTGCATCATAAAACTGGTAATATTGAATTCCTTCAATAACAACAAAATTTCCATTATCTTTCCAGGTTGGACTAATTCTTTTTCCTCCTTCTAAAATAGTTCTTCCTCTTGAGTCTTTGATTTCTGTGGTTTCATAATGATGAATCCCACTGTATAGATTTTCATAAGAACCATACTTTTCAAGCATCACTCGATCAAATATTTTTTGTGGCATTGGCCATTCATTTTGAACATTGATCATGTTATTTGAAAGAAAGATTACCCAATCAAGAGTTGCATCACCGTAGAATCTTGCGGCCAGATTGTCGGGTCTTTCGTCTCCTTTTATGATGTACTTCTCAAAGAAGACCACATCATTAAAGATCTCTTCAAAAATCTTTCCTCTTCTGAAGAAGTTTTTTATTTGAATGTAGTCATTGATTTTTGCGTCCTTTATGTTGCTTATGTAATCAAAATTAGGGACGTAGCTGAAGTAGTGGGCCATTAGAATCCGATTGGGTGGTTATCGTTATAATCTACGTCATATATTGGATGAAGTTCTTTGAAGTTTAATGTCAAATTATACATGACCATTGTACTAATCGGTGTACCATTGTTGTCAGTATCATTAAACGTGGTATATGATCCAAGAGGTGTATAATCAGTAGTACATGATTGAAGAGCACACATTTTTATTTTACCAATTGAAGGATGGTCTGGTGTATTTTCGGCTAACTTATTTCCGGGATTTCCTGAAAGGTATTTAATCCTAAAGACATAAGGGGAATTTAAAAATATGTTTGAATCACTAGCTGTTCTTGGGGCCATGTTTTGTTTGAAAAATTTTATAATACTTTTAATTTTTGTCGCCTCTTCGTTATTTTTAGAAAACATAGAAAAGGAAAATGCAAACTGTCTTAGTTGGGGACTTTGAAAGAGTAATTCAAGGTTGGGGTTGAAAATTCCGCCAGTTGTACGAGTTAATAGCCCACCGACTCCGATTGCTTGGCCCGCCAGATATGTTAAAGCCATGCTTCCGAATTCAGTACCTCTGGCCCAATCTATTAATTGTTTTGTTTGGTCCATTCCTGATCCACCCCCCTCACCTTGCATAAATGACATAGAAATTCTGGCTAATTGCATTTGAAGAGTATTTAAACGGTCTTCAGTCCAGTCTGCTGAATTTGTGTCAGATATTTTTGTTATGGGTAGATATACATATGGTTTTTTTTCAACTGCTTTGTAATTATCAAATTCTTTTCCTGGTTTTTGTACTGATAAATCTAAATTTTCTACTCTAATAGCCGCAGATTGTCCAACTCTTTCGGGGTCCGAAACGTTATCTCTTAAAAGACTTCTATTTTTATATTCCCATATACTAAATTGAATTCTATCCTGAGAATCACTCATGTTCGCTGGATACACCAAAATACTAGAATTTGATTTAAAACTAACTCCCCGTCCTAAA